TTTTTTACGAATAAGGTCAAGCAAAAAACGTTGCTGGCTTTCCGGATGGTATAGCCAACACTGAATTGACCAATAGTTCGTCGGTGAGGGGTCCGCCGTGGCGACAACCATGCAATCGGCTGGGTTGAGCCCAGGCGGGATTTCCCAGCGGTCTCGTTCCTTATCAATGCAGCCAGGCGAAGTTCCGTGTCCATAGACCCACTCATTTCGTACCAAAGTTTCATCTAGGGCAATGTCTTCTTGCTGGTAGACGACGGCAAATCGCTCTCCACGATTCGACATAAGGTTAGATATTTCGCGCCAGGGTAAGCGCCTTGGGTCCAGAAGGCAACCTTTCGGGTATGCTTCGGAGCCTCGTTTGTGATTTTCGGGTTCGCAGAGTTCTTCATAGTGGGCTTTGTATTTTAGGTGCTTATATTTCTTGTCGTGTCGTAGGTTGGAAATTTCTTCATCTGTAAGCGTGTCAAGGACTTCATCTTCTTCGATTGGCTGGGTCATGTCCAACGCAAAACGGTAGAGATCGTCAGGGGCTAGCCTCTGCCCAATAAGGGCAAGCATGCCAGCCGGTTCCAAGCGCGTCTCGGCCACGTCCTGATACCAGTCCTCCATAGCCTCTCGCTGGTCAGCCGAACGCACTTTACGAGGGTCAACAAGGTCGTCCCAGAAACAGCCGTCGAAGCGGCCGCCAATAAAACCAGAATCCATACCGTAAGCACTTAGCGTTGGTTCCTTTTCTGAGATAGCTCCGGCATCTTCCGGCTGCATAACAATAAATGCTTCATTTGTCCATAGTTCTTTATCTAGTGGCTTGAACCGTCCGAAGTCGAAGGCAAGGGTAGATTCCGCATCGAAGGCTTGCCCACGCGCTTTTAGGTTGTCAGCCTGCTCTGGGATAACCCGCTCAAGCGAACGTCGAACACGCATCAGGTTGCGCTTTGCCAGCGACATCGTGGCCGACCCGGTGAGCAAACGCACCGAACGGTTACGACAAATAACCCAGCAGGTCAAGTCATGGAGCAGGGTAGTTTTACCCGAACCTGGTGGCATGTTCATTACCACGTATTCTTTGTTGTCCGACTCAAGTAGTTTTACTAATTCCTCGCCAGCCATTTCCTGCCAAGGTGTCGACACCCGGCCAAAGTAACGACGGCGGAAATAACCAAAATCCTCAAGCGCCTTTTTTGCATCAGCACTCAGACGCTCATACGACTTCGGACCTTCGAGCTTTGACTCCGCTTTTAGTTCTCGATAATTCGAGGCAGAGGAATCAATCCCTTCATCGGATCGTAGATTTTGGGCGGCTTTTTCGACTCGGTAGGCGGTGGCTTCCGAGAACTTTGCCTTTTGAGCGCTTTGGGCGATAGAGAAACCTGCGGCTCGCGCTTCAAAATACTTCTTTCGTTGTACTGGATTTACTGCCATTCAACTATTCAGAGCAGTAGACAATAACCCTGTTATACGATAGGTCGGCACGTTTGCGTCAAAGATAGAAAAGATACCGCCGTTGCCATCTTTGAAATCACGAACAGCGACCACAAGGCAATAATCCTCGATAGTAGGCATGTCCCAGCGTTCCTCTAACTCAAGGTCGTTGTTGACACCAACTAAAAACTTAGGCAGGTTCTCTTCCAACCATGCTTTTAGGGACTCTTGGATAATGTCCCCGTTTGGCATTAGGCGGTTGGCGTAGTGTCGGCAGGCTTAGCAGCGTTAGCAACCAGCTGATTGACAACGTGATCTGCGGCCACAATGTTTGCCTGCAAGTTGTGCGTCTTGATAAAATGCAATGCTTCAATGAGCGCAGCGGCGATAGCCGGAAGGCTAACGGCAATGCCCTGAACAAAAGGCGGGACTACAAAGCCTGGGTGAACTAGAGCCAATACTGAGGCGACTCCAGACAATGCGGCGGTTACGTGAGTGCTGATATTCTTCATACCCTCATTATACACAAGAAGTCCCCCCAGTTATGATACTGAGGGGACGACTTGCGTAAGGTTTGAGTTGTCCATTGTGGACGTTCTCACTCTACCACACTTTTGCGGGGACCCTAAAAAATTTATGAAGCACCAAGGTGCATACAAATACAAACCCCCCTGCCGAAGCAGGGGGGTTCACATCGAGTCCTCGGACTTTCCGAGTAAAACATTCAGGTCTCAATTGTAGCAGAGAAGTTGGTACGAATCAACAATGCGTAGTGCGTAGTTAGTGTAGCAGAGAAAGGGGGCGTAGTCGGTGTTCAGACCCCCGCGGCTTACTATCCCATTTCTCCGCGTTTTACTTTACCGTTTCTCAGTAGTCGTCCGGCGCCGGGGGCATGGTCGTGATAATCGGGTCGCTGGAGAACTTCTCGGCCAGCGCCGCGCACCCCTCGCAGTTACACAGCTTGCCGCATCCGCAGGTTCCACACATTATTTCTTCCTCGCTTTTCCGGCCTTCGCCAACGCAATCGCTACTGCCTGCTTCTGGGGCTTGCCAGCCTTCATCTCCGTCTTGATGTTCGCGGAAACGGTCTTGCTGGATTTGCCGGGCTTTAGAGGCATAGTTAATTGTACCAGCGGGGTCCCAAAAAAGTTACGCCGATGGACTTGACAGGGCGGGTCAAAGGTGTACAATGGGTTATCACCTTTGGTAGTGGTCGTGCGTGGAAGTCGCCGCGGAGTGTGAGTCTGGGAACAGATACTCGCCGTAGTTACCCGGTTAGAGCGGGATTCGGTTGGCGCACCCTGAAACACATTCTTGTTTTGGGGAAACGTCGAGGCTTTGCATTTGGCCACAGACAGTCCTTGCGCCGCGCGGTTCTGGTATTGCGGCTTCTTTGAAGTGAGGGAAATGCGGGAATATTTGTTTCCAATAAACTCTGAACGCAGTTACTACTTCCTTGAAGTCAGATGACAGTAAATCTGAAGTACAAATTAAAGTCTTTCTGAAAGTACCTTTTGTCAGAAACCTGGCGGTTTCAGACGGCTTGGTTTATTTTTCTTAAGCACTCTCTAGCGAAACGAGCGTAGCGAGAGAAGCGTCTATTGTCTTTGTTTATCAGGGGTTTTGAGCTGAAGAGAATGACAGTTCGCCGTTCTTGGGATAAACTAACTGATAACGGCGCCCCATCTGGGCATACCACCAGTCAAAAGGGCACCATTGTGGCTGCGGTGAAAGAGTAATAACGACGCGAGTAAGGGAGGGGTATGCGTTGGCTAAGTGATCACCTACCATTCATCTCTCTCAGCCATCCCACAGGAACGCGACACACTCGACACCTCCTCGACACCACGACCCTAGACACTCGACACTCGACACTTGCGACCTCCTCGCAGTGATTCAATCGGCATCGGGGGAGCGGTCCCCCTACGCCCGCACACTACGCAACCCCGCGACAACCTTGACCCCTGGTGCTATCTCTAATCAAGATTACACCTATCTCTAAATAAACTTGCAATGAAACACTACGCCCTATAGAGTGTAGTTATCGGCAAAACCGCCGAGTTCCTTAGGAGGACAAAATGGAAGCAACTTGGTACAGGAAAAACGGCGCGATTTACTTTGAACCCGAAAAGGTAGGGGTATCGATTCACGAGGTGCAGGCGGTTATCGCAAACGTTGGAACGGCTACCGCTGAGATTCGCAAGGATGGCAACATCTACGTCACAAGCGCCGACAAAGACACCATGAAACTAAAGATGGCACTTTGCAAAGCATCCATGAACCACACCGAAAGCCTTGCGTTTAGCGGTATCCGTATCAATAGCCGTAACCTAGAGGTCAGTAAGGAACAAGAAAATTTTAACGTTGCGGACATGAAGAAGAAGGGTGTCCACGGGGTGGAACACTACGCCCTATAGAATGTAGTTATGAGTTACACTAAAAACGATAAGGGGAATCAAAATGTTTAACGACGTTATAGACATAGACTACGCGCCCGCCGAGGCGGTTGGCGTATCGGTAGAGATTGGGCGCGGTAGCGGGTGCATCATCCTATCCGCCATGGTAAGTGAGGGTTATGAGTCCTGGTACGAACGCCGTAGCTACTACGGCTACCCGTTGGAAGAATTGGGAGAATGCCTAGAAGATTACCTAGGTGACCTAGCCGGTAATGGCCTCATTATTCGCGACGGGGACGGGGACGAATGACTAGACAACGCCGCCGGGCGCGCCGCCGTCAGATCCTCGACATGACCGCGGGCGCGGGAATATTCATCATGTTGCGAGCCTTTATTAACGCCGTAGGGCTAACAGCGGGGGCACCCGCGTGGGCGATAGTGGCACTGTTCGCGATACTGTTAGCGCTAACCACCCTAATGTTATGGTGCTACCGCGAGGCTAGGCGACTCCTGTAGTAACAAGCGCGGCGCCCATATGGGGGGCCTAGCGGGTTCGACCCCCGGCCGCGCGCTATTTGCAATAGGTGAAACTATCGCCTATAGTAGGTAATAGGGGATAAGTGAAAGGAATGAAAATGGCTACATTAGATGAGG